TTAGCGTTAGTAGTGTTAACCTCAGCCTGGCCGAGCCACTCAGATACAACCTCGGCGATATTAGCGTCGGAATCATCGATCAGATCATTAGATACTGGCATAAAGCCGGCTCTATCCTGGATAGCGTAAGGAAGTCTCTCGAACTGTGGAGCCTGGATTTCCTCGGCAATAGCTCCGTTTTCGTCGATATCTACGAAAGTATTAGGAGTAGTTTTCTTCTGAAAAGTACGAGATCCCTTATTAGTAGATACCGGTACTACGTCGATATCAGACTCGAGAGAGTAATCTACGTCCTTATAATGTTCAATCTTAGTAGAGATATCTTCCGGTACGGTATAGCCACCACGCTCGCCGACTCCCTCAGCGAGACCAGTACCGGCCGGTACGCCTTTAACAATGTTACGAACGGCCTTAGCAAAATCGGCGATATGATCGACTTTCTTAGTAGCGTTAGGATTTTCGATAGGCTCTACTGGAGTAGCGGACTGAGCGCCGGCCATTTTCTCGGCCTCAAAAATTTTCTTTTCCGTTTCAAGTTCCTTAGTAAGAGCGTCCACCTGGTCCATAAGTTCGTTAGCCTTAGCTACGTCCTTATTTTCACCCTCCATAAATGCTTTAGCCTGGAGTGTTTTTTCCTGGATCTGAGCCATAAGCTCTCTCATTTTCTTATTCATGTTTTTTCCTCCTTAAATTTTTTTAGTTTACATTTAAAAAAGGACGCTAGCTCTCGCGATCCTTGCGGACACGATACGCTCGTCCATTTTTTCGGTATTATCTGTAGTATTATCTACTACCGGAGTCTCGTTAGGAGTCTCCTCTTTTTCGGCTACCGGCTTAGTAAATCCGATAGACTTATGAGTACCGGCTCTAGGCTGAGCCGGAACCGCTACGAAACTAAGCTCGTAAGCCTCTTTAGCTCCGTGTAAAAGCATTTTACAACGGCGCTTTGTAGCTTTACCCTCGGCGTCTGTAACCTCGTACTCCCTGCCGGGCCAATGCATACAATAATCTTTCATATTGTCGACTCCGCAAATACTACAGATCATTTTCTCCGGTACGGTAGAGGTACTAACCTCTTTTTTAATACCGCCCTTAATCTCGGCGATCAAGTCCTTATTAGAGTCGGTCTTAATCATATAGATCTTAGCGATAAGCTCCGTATGGAGTTCGCCTAACTCTGTAGACTTGTTAGCGTCCTGGACTAGCTCCGTATCGTAAATACGTGCGATCTGATTATCCGCTCTACGAGCGTGGTCCTTTAGCATGGTTTTACCAGGATACAACTTTTTGAGATCCTGGAGAGCCTTTAGGTTAAAAGGCATAAAGTTACGGTCGTCTTGTTCGTTATCAGCGATACTAGCCTTAAAGATAAATACGTCCTCAGCCTTAACCGGACTAAGAGTGTATTTATTGATCTTCTTAAGGTCGGCGTCCGTAACCTCTAAAGGTGATACGCTCGCTAACTTCTGAATGACACCAGGTAAAGCGTCCGGATCATTGAAGTTAATTAACTTCTCGTTATCCATTGTCTATCACCTCCTTTCCGTCGTTATTAGGATTATCTTCCGGATCTTCCTCCGGATCTTCCTCGCTATTTGTATATTGCGATCCGGTTAATTCAACCGGGATACTCGCACCGTTACCGAGGAGACGATCTCCTCCCTCTTTAGCCTCCAGGTCTAACAAAGCTCTAGCCTCGTTAGGCGTGTAAAGGAAACTATTAACCGCTGTAGATAAAGAATCAATCTGAGTCTTTAAATCAGCTCGTAAGATAACCGCTACGTTAAATTTGAAGTGATAGCCATTATCCACCTCGCTACGTGTGAGGAGCTTATAGCTAATCTCCTCCTCGTATTGCTTGATAATATAAAGCAAGGTATCGACTAAAAAGCTCAACTGTTGAGCCTCAGCACTCGCGTAGCTTGACTTTGTATAATCTCCGATCTGATAAGGCTTAATACCGAACGCGCTAGCAATCTGTAAAGCGGTATACTGTCTAACCTCTACAAACTGGTTATCGGCTAGCTTGACGTTAAGCGGATTTAAGCTAAATCCTAAAGGAATAGGGATAATATTCTCCACACCCTCGTTAGATAGCTCGCCCTTAGCATAAGCTTCGGTCATTTTAACAAGCTCCTGGACGTTAGCCTCACTGAGAGATCCGGTATAATTGAGGACCGCCTTAGCCGTAAAGCCACTCGAGTACATCTTATTAAGCATTTTCTGAGACTTGATGCCTCCGCCGATAGTCGCCTTAAGCTGATCCTGGACGCTAATACCGATAATACCGTCGAGAGTATTACTAGTCTTAAAGTGTAGGATCTCCTCAGATCCAAAGCGATAAAGCCGACCGCCTCCGGAGTACATATAATAGATATCCGGCTGATCGGCTAAGATCTTAGCGTCATCGTAATAGACTTCCACCTGGGTACTAGGTAAAATCCAAAGTTTTGTATCCTTGCCGGCTCCCTGGATCCATACGTAGGCGTTGCCGTAGTGATTACGGTTATATTCTACCGTACTCCAAAAGGTTGAGGCCGTCATATATGGATTAGGTCGGTCATGTAGAACGTAATAAAGAGGATGTTTACGAGCTGTCTCTACGCCGTTTTTATCGTTGTATCGGAGTAATTTAAGAGGTAACTTGCCGATACTCTCGCTAAGTACTTTCATACAAGCGAAATAGGTAGCCTCAGAGATCGCTCTCTCGTCCTCGTCCGGATCAATTCCTAAAAATTTATAAAGGTTATTAAGCTCTATAGTCTGACGATCGGACTTATTAAAGATCATCTTTAAGGCTAACCCTAGCCTTTTTGTAAATTTCATTGGTTAACACCCTCCTTTATTTCTTCCAACCCATAGCCTTGAGATACTTATCTAACTCGTTCTCTACGTCTACTGTCTCGGTGGTCTTATTCTTAAGCATAACCGCGTGAGCGTCTACACAAGCGTCGACTGGATCGATACGCTTAAAGCGGTGACCCGGCTTTTTATCTACCTTAATCTCGTCGAAACTGTTACGCACGATCGAGGCATTGAGAAAACTCCAGGTTAATAGCTCGTTATGGACGTTATAGGCGATCGATTCACTCTTAACGAGTAACTGAATATCGACCGTAGCGTCGTTAAGTCCTTTACATGACTGAGTTATAATTACGACCGGACAACCGAAAGCCTCAAGATCCGATAGAATACCGTCGGCGTTATGCGGATCAATACCGATACCCTTAAATTTAAGGTCGTACTCGTCTTTCAATCGCTTAAGGTCCTTGATAATAAACTTGTAGTCATTTTTAAAATCTCCGTCGCCACCGGTTACGGTTATAAGTTCCATCTGTTCCCATAAGTCGTAAGGCGCTAAGTCGGTCTCGATATGCTCCTGGAGTCGTCCTCTAGGCATAAACGAGTGAGAATACAAGTAATATTTATCGTTATCCTCTACCGGCTCAAATTCTAACGTGTAAGTCGTTAAATCTCCTCCGCTTGATAAGTCCAAGCCTACCCAACACTCACGGCCTCTATAGGCCTCTAGCGTGTCCTCTGAGGCACATTTAGACCATTTATCAGCGTTAACAAATTGATCGTCGGTATTTTGTACCCACATATTAAGGCACTTCGTAAGGAAGTCTCTAAGATCAGATCCTCCCATATCCTTAGCGGTCTGAGCGTCGGTTTTGAGTTGCTCGATACCCTCAGCCGTACTACATAGGTACGGATTAGCCTTAATCCAGTTGTTAGGATCCCATATATCATCTTGAGGATCCAGGCAATAGATATCTACAAAAAAATCCTCGGCGGTCGCTTGACTTCCGAGGATTTTTATACAATAGTCGTCCATTTCTTTACAAAAGGAGTTGAGATTATCGCCTCGAGTTGTAATCATGGATACTAAGGTCTCGTCTAAGGCTCTAGTACCGTTATATAGAGCCTTATAGATTTTATTGTCTTTATGCTGATGTATCTCGTCGATCGAGCTAAATATCGATCTAAAGCCGTCGTCTAAGCCGGCCTCTTTACTAAGTGCCTCGATAGTACAGTTAGTATCCTTAGCTATGATCGTGGAGATATAATCTTTAACCTCGAAAAACTCTCCTAAGTCCGGATCAATGGTAATAAATTTACTCATTTCCTCCCACGCTAGACGCGCTTGTCGTTTCTTAGTTGCTACTGTAAATAGCTTACCAAAGTTATAGCCACCAAAGCCGGCGATATAAGTACCGATAATACCATTCTCGAACGTCTTACCGTTTTGACGTGCCTCTGACTTATAACGTCGTCTAAATCGGCGTTTATCGTTTGTCTGTTTGTACCACCCAAACGTAGCGCCGAGGTCGAACGCTTGAGAATCTAAGAGCTTAACCGCTTTTGGCTCCGTTCCCTCGGCGATCGTTAAGGTCTCGGCGTAGTTGATGATCTCCTCAGCCTTTGCCGGATTAAAATAATAAGGAAATTCCTTAGTATTCTGTCTTTTAAGGTCGTCCAGGTGGCGCTTGCAAGCTAACTTGTGTAGCTCACCGGCTACTACTTTACCGGCGACCACGTCACGCGCGTACCTGGTTACGCGATCGTTAAGGACGTTAGAGTTATCCACCTGCGGCGGTCCTCTTTTCAAATTTTTTAAACTTGTTTTCTTTAGGAGTATCCTCTTTATTAGCTCCAGGTACTACGAGCTTACAACGGCTCGAGATTGATAATCCTAAGTCGTTAGCCGAGGCTCTAACCATTTTAAAGTTGCGCTCCTGGATTTTACTCCATGCCTCGTACTTCATAGGATCGTTTTTAACTTCCGTTTTTCGGAGTTGCTTAGTAGCGTGTACGTAGGAGTCGTTAGCTACGATATATC